GAGGATGTCCAGCCGTTACACCAACACCATCCATAACTCCAACGATGACAAATACACCAACTAATACTGAAACACCGACAAATACTCCTACCGCCACGAATACACCAACTAATACTGAAACACCGACAAATACTCCTACCGCCACGAATACACCAACTTTGACAAGCACAATTACACCTACCATCACCTCTACGAACACCCCCACACCAACCAATCTTCCTATGGATACTGATGCTGGTGCTTACTTGAACAGAGTTGTTAGTGCTGGTGGAACTGTCACACCAACTATGTCAGCAGCCACAAATCAATTCTATACGAGTTTGAAATCTGACGGAATATTCTCGAAGTTAATTCAGTTATTACCTTTGATAGGTGGAACAGCGGCATCAAATGCAATCAGTGGTATAAACGCTGGTATGAATATTACTTTCAATGGAGGTTGGACACATAGTTCAAGTGGTGCAACACCTAATGGAACAAATGGATGGGCTACAACAAATGTTCTACCTAGTACTGGCGCGACATTTGGATTTGGTGTGTATATCAACCAAGAATTAACATTTAGAAATGAGGTTCCTATTGGGGTTTATGATTCTTCTATTGACTTAGCACAAATCGGTGTTGTTTCAGGAGCTTCACTTACAATTCCTTATGCTTCTAATACCACACTTGCAACAGTTAATTCCACAACAGCGGATGCTAATGGTGGTTTCTATGGTGTTACGAGAGTTGGTTCAAATGATACTTTACAACAAAATGGTAGTGCTACAACGCTCACATCAACTTATGCGGCTGTTGATGTTGACGGATTGGTATTTGGAGCTAGAAATTCTGACGGAACTATCAATGAATATTTCAATAAACGAATATCTTTGGTATTCTGTGCTTTAGGTTTGAGTGTAGCTGAGTTGGGAACTTTGAGAACGAGAGTACAAACTTATCAAACATCATTAGGACGACAAGTATAAAATTAAAAATATGTTAGTAGGACTTTTAACACTTATAGAGAAAGAAGCAATCGAAGGTAGAGAATATACCACAGATTCTTATTTTAACCCAATACAAGATTTACAAGGTAATTGGATTATATCAACTCAGGAAATTGACCAATGCAATGTACCCGATTATTCTTGGGTTAAAACATTACCATTGATTGAATGGACTGGTTATTATGTTCCTACTTCTGGCTCAACTATAAATTAAAAATATAATTAGAAATATATGTCAACTTTATCAGGACAACAAATCAATCAAAGTTATAAAGGACTATTAAAATTATCAGATAGTTCAACTGGCTTAACAAGTACATTTCAAACCATCGAAGATGGTCTTGGGAATGATACTGGTGCAAAAGTAAAAACAGGTCAACTTACAGTTCCATTTTTTACGAAAATGCAACATTCAGGAACACCATTCAAATTGGGTTTGGGAGTTTCAACAACAACGAATACAACATTTATCAGTGATGATTACGATTCTTTCAATATGGCACCGTTCTATAATTCAGGTTTTGATTCTTTCAGTTCAATAACCTATAATGTCAACAGTGCCACTACTTCATCTGATGTGGTTGAATTTGGTATTTATTCATCTCAGTTTGTCAACTCATCTTCATATGGATTATTTCCATATCAATTAGTTGCAACAGGTTGTACTTTGATTACAAACTCTACAGGTTCAAAAACAACAACATTTACCTCACCTATATCTTTTGCAAATTTCGGACCTGGTATTTATTTCGCAGCAATCAAAACAACAAATGGTGGTGTTACACCAACTGTTAGATTTAGACAGAATACTTTATCTGCAACATTGAATCCAATAATTAACATTTATTCAGGATTTTTTAATTCCACTAGTACAAATATTTTTAGTACAGCTGGTCTTTCATTAAACATTTGGAATAATGGTGTTGTACAATGGGTTTCTGAATTTGATTCTTCAGTCCGTTCAACTTATAACGTTGTAGGTTCCTCAATGCAGTTTCCTGGTTTTGTAATCAATAAAAGTATCTAATCAATGAATATTCTTTTCATTTTAATAGACGATAAACTTGATGCACATTATATAATAAGCGAAGATGTTAATAGTTCGGAAAAACGAGGTCAATAACTTAATTGCAACAGTGTCAATGAACAAGACACTGGCTAATCCTTATTACCTTTTTTCTTTTCAACATATTGCTTCGAAAGAAAGAGTTTCTTTCATTCCTCAAGTCATAACGAGTAATGTTCGTTATGATAAATTTAGATTTAGGGAGGGTGGAAATGTTAATTTAACCTCCACCCCTCCTGAAATTTATTTTCAATATTTGGGTCAGTATTATTACTCAATCTATGAACAAGTTTCTAGTGTAAATACAGACCCGTCATTAGCCTATAATAAATTGGAGAGTGGTAGAGCTTGGGTTATTGTTGGGGACGATAAAACTCAAGAATGCTTCTTTGAACCCTATATTTCGAACGATGAGGATTTCTCACAAATTATTTATGTTAGTGAGGAAGAACAAGAATGTATCTCGGGAGATACTTCACCTGATTGTTTTTCAGCAATGACGGGTAATTGTCCAACCTTTGTTTCGAGAGCTACTCCACCATATCTATATTATAAAAATGGTCTATTGGGTGATTTCCAATTAGATTTTAATTCTTGTTTACCTGGCGGTATTGCAATGAGTGATACAAAACTCTTTATGGTCGATGGTTGTTCCAATTATTATGAATATGATTATACCATCAGTTCAGGAGGTTGTTTCAGTACGAATTTAATTAGAAGTTTTGAGTTGTGGGATGTTCCACAATATTCAGGAACACCGAATGCTCTATATGCGATTGCAATTTATGATGACAACAATATCATTGTTGGAGCGAATGAATCAAATATTTCTCAAACAGGTTCAACTCTATACCTATATGATTTGACGACTTCAGGTTTGACAACGTGGTTAGAAGTAGGTGATGGTTCAAAAGTTTCTACTGTGCTTTATAATACAGCAACAACGCAGAGTTTAATTGTTCAAACAAAAGCTTATAGTGATGATGTGGTTTATCAATTATATTCTGGTTCAACAAATCCAATTTTGACGAACTCTCTTTCAGGGATTTCGTTCAATGGAACATCAATTTATTTCTCAGGTGAAACTCCAATATCAGTAAATTTGGGTGCTACTCAATTTGAATTGGATTTTACCGGTAATTCAATAAATCAAATTTTAGATGCTCAGAATTTACCAATTCCATATATAGGTTTCATTGGTGGTGGATTTGAACAATTAGCTGAGATTGTACAACCAAATCGTTGTTATGATTTTGAGATTTGTCCAACAGGATGTCCCTGATATGGATAAAACAAAAAAAACTGATATTTATTTATAATGGAACAAAATAACAAATACGGATTACATATTCACGACTTTAATGCTGCTTATGTTCCGCAGTATCAAGAAGTAATTAAAAATAAGCCTTGGGTTTTCTATGGAGATGACAACAACTTCCCAAATCATCTTTTAACAATTTATCAATATTCCCCAATTACACGTGCTTGTGCAAATGCAACAATGTATGGTGTCAAGGGTAAAAATCTTATTGTAAAAGAAGGAGACCCAAATAGAATTGCTATGGCAAACCGTAGTGAAACTCTGTATGAGGTATTTGAGAAATGTGTTACTGATAGAATTATCTTTGGTGGTTTCGCTCTCAATATAGTCAAATCTAATGATGGTGGAATTGCTGAAATCTATCATACTGACTTTTCAAGATTGAGAGCAGGTAAAGAGGATATGTTCGGAAATGTTGGAACTTACTTTTATTCTGTAGATTGGAAAGGTACACAAATTAATCCTCAGAAATGGAAACCTGTTGAGATGCCAGCATTTAATATGGTTTCTGATGAAGCTCCATCTCAAATTTATTATGTTAAGAAATATCAACCGATGATGTCTTACTATCCTGCACCTGATTGGATTGCAGCTCTTACGACAGCACAGCTTGATATTGAAATTAGAAACTTCCATTTGAATAACACACAAAACTCTATGATGGGTTCTGTAGCTATTTCTTTTCCAAATGGTGTTCCATCAGAAGAAGAACGTGATATTATTTATAGACAACTTGAAGCCAAGTATTCATCAACAAACAATGCAGGAAAGTTCTTCCTTTTCTTTTCAGAAAATCCAGAAGTTCAACCAACCATAACTCCTATCCCTAATAATGCTAGTGATGCGTGGTATGCAAATATGTCTCCACAAATTGACCAAACAATCCTCACAGCTTGGGGTATAAGTTCTCCAATGTTGCTCGGAATCAAGACGGAGGGTCAATTGGGGGGGAGAACAGAAATGTTGGATGCTTATAACCTATTCTTACAGACAAGAATTATTCCAATACAAGAAGAAATGATGAAGGTATTTGAGAAATTACTTTTCTTAAGAGATAAACAACCAATCAATTTGGGGATTGAACAAAATCAGATTTTACCAGATGAAGTTCAAGAACAAATTGATATTGCAAAAGGAATTTAACAAATGAGCACAGTTCTCCTCATATCAGAAACGAAATTAAAAGCGTTTAGTACCCTAAATCAGAACATCGATATGGCGTTATTGACTAGCACCATATATATGGCTCAGGAGCTTGGTTTACAGACGCTTATAGGAACAAAAGGCTATGACTATTATATGAACCTTGTGAAGTCAGTTCAACTTTCAGGTGGAACAATGTCTCAAGCTGATAGTATAATGCTAAATGACTATATTGCTCCTTATCTAATTCACAGAGCCTATTACGAAGCATACCCTGAGATTTTTGCAAGACGTATGAACAAAGCTATCGTTGTAGGAAATACTGAACAAGGTAGTTCCATTGACATTAAGGGTATGTCTTATATGAGAGATATTGAACAAGGACGTTATGAGTTTTATGCTCAGAGATTGATGGATAGAATTCAAGCTTTTCCAAGTGACTATCCTTGGTACTTTTCTTATACGAATAAAGACGGAATGCCGTCATCATCTCAAACTTATTTTGCAGGTATTCATTTTGCACCAGGTATGAGAAGACCACCAAGAAGAAATGATTGGTATAGAAATCTTCCATACTATCAAGGACCTGAATATGATGCTTGTGTGAATTGTGATTAATATGACAAACGAAGCTTTATTACTCATTTCAAATTCAATTACAGCTATTGCGGGTTGGTTTGTTGGTCGCAAGAAACAACAAGCTGAAACTGACAATTCTGTTTTGAGAAATCTCGAATTGGCAGTTAATCTTTATAAAGGAATAATTGATGATTTGAAAAGAGAAATCCACGAATTAAACCTCAAGATACAAGAACTAGAAAAGAAAGTTGATGAGTTACACGCCGAAAATAAAAAATTAAA